ATTGGATTTGAACCACTTACGAACACTCCATTTACATCTCCAAAGCTATAACCTTGTAATGTTATAGTTGGACTTTGACCTTCTACAATATAGTATGGAGAAACATAACGAAGAACAGGTCTTCCTGTAATTGCGTAACTCTCGGTTGTAGCTGTGCTTGTGTAAGAAACTAAAGTATCGTAATTACAATAAAATTTATCTGTAAAAATGTAATCTGTGTTTATAAAACAAATAGGTGCGGAGTTTTCAACATTCGCTTTAAAGACATATCCTTTAATTGTAAAAGATGTGGTTGCAGTAACTCGGAATGGCGGGTCTTTTGGTCCTTGGTTTTTACCGGGGTATTCGTAAGAAACATTTCCATCCCAAAGAATTTCTGTTCTTAATTCTCTTCCTGATTTAGGTTCTTGCCAAGATACAATAATATATGGATTTGTATTAACTGCAAAATTCTGAATAATTTGATCCATATCTTCTTGAAACTTTGCTAAAATTGTTAATTGAACTTTTATATTCCATGGAACAACTTTTAAATTTACATAAGTTCCGTCTTCGTTTCTATATTTCAAGTCTTCGATTTTATTTTTAACACGATCATTATCTCTTCCTTGACCAGTTATTTCAACTGCCATAATTGGCAGACGAACAGTGTCTGCTGGTCCTAATAAATCTGATACAATATGACTTTTTGGTGCATATGTAAATGGAACCTTTACAACTTCTTTTGCATATTTTTTACCGTCAAATCTTTTAATCCTTACGCCATCAAATGCCGCAGCAAAGTGAGTTAAAAGAGTGCGAATTTCGAAATTATAGTTGTAATCGTCCATTAATGATATTTATAAGTTAAATGCAAGAAACAGCAGAGGCACATGTGAGAGGATAACTAACTAGAGATATTAATCCACTTGTATATGGCGCATATGTTGCAGAATCTTCTGTTAATAAACCATATCCACATGAATTCACAGCAATAACATCAATAAAACCACTTGAGTTTGGAGCAGGAAGTGAAAAGGATAATTTATTAGATGATTTTTCAAATTGTTCTACAGGGAACGCATTAAACGAATCTAAACCAGAAAAAGGTTTAAATGTAGAAACTGAATACATTTCACTATTAGACCCACTCACAAATACACCAATTGTGTCATGAAAACTATATCCTGTAACAGTTATAATTGGGGATGTTCCTTCTTTTACATAATAAGGTGCAACAAATCTCATAACAGGTCTGCCAGTTATAGAATATGATTCTGTTAAAGATTCATCAATATATGCAGTTAGTGTTTCATAATTACAGAAAAATTCATCTGTAAAAGAAATATCAGTGTTTATTAAACAAATTGGTTTTGGATTTTCTATGTAAGTTTTAAACAAATAACCTTTTATAGTAAATGATGTTGATGCAGTAACTCTAAACGGAGGTTCTTTCGGAGAGTAATTTGCAGTTGCAGGATATTGTAAAGAAATATCACCGTTCCAAAGTATTTCTGTTCTTAATTCTCTTCCTGATTTAGGTTCTTGCCAAGAAATAATAGCATAAGGATTAGTGTTTACTGAAAAATTTTGAACTATCTGATCCATGTCTTCTTGGAATTTTGTAAGAATATTCATTTCAATTTCAATATTCCAAGGTATTACTTGAAGAGCGACATATGATCCATCACTGTTTTTATAAACTATTTTATCAATTTTATTCTTAACTCGTTCATTATCACGACTTTCTGATTTTATCTCCGCTGCCATGATTGGAAGACGAATATAATCTGTAACACCAACAACATCGTATAATATATGACTCTTTGGTGCAAAAACAAAAGGAACCTTTATAACTTCTTTTGCGAATTTAGAACCATCAAATCTTTTAATTTTTACCCCGTCAAATGCGGAAACAAAATGTAAAAGTAAGTTTCTTTTCTCAAAATTGTAGTTATAATCTTCCATTCATTCTATTTATGTAAATAATAACATGGCGTATAATGTTCCATTCGTTTTTAATCCACTAAATAAAAATCCTGTGTTTAATTCTACACAGAGTAGAGTTAATGATTTAGGAAACACTGGAATTCCCACAACTGAAAATCCTTATGTTAATAGATGCGATGATACTGTTTCTAATGTGAAAAGTAATTATCGTGGAATGGTTGCAAACTATGCATCTAATTATGGTATGCCTATTTCTTATTGGAGCACTGGATATAGTCTTCAAGATCAAAATGAAATATATGGTGAAGACCCAACTGCTCGCTATCGTGGTCCAAGAAAATTAAAAGCTGTTATTGATTTTCAGTCTTATACAACATTTTTAACAAAATTCGGTGTTATGAGTGATCTTGATATTGTCATTTATATTCCAATTCAAAATTTTCGTGAAGTTTGGGGAGAAGTTATTCCTCTTGCAGGAGATTTATTTCTTATTGATGATTCTGCATGTGATCGTCCTTTAGGTCAGTCACCAATTGTTTTTGAAATCACTGAAAAGCATGATGCGATTAATCCTGCTGATTTTATGGGTGGTCACTTTGTTTGGAAAATAACTGCAAAACGCTACGACAACTCCTACGAACCGGGTGCTCCACAAGAGAAATTCCTTGGTGGACCTGTGGATTCTGGAGATTATGGAAAAATCGAAAGTTCTATTGATAATACAATTATTGTAGAAGATCAATCTCCTACAACAGCAGATGAAGAAGCAAAAGAAGATTTTGATACTCCAAATGATTCTATATATGGAAAATATTATTAATTTCTATAAATAAGTGTATGATTATATCCAGAAAACTCATTGTTGAGCAACCAAATTACGATTTGGAATTTCTATCAGAACAAACTAATAGAGACAACGAAAAAAGAATTTATATCCGTGGCCAGTACATAATGATGAATCGCGGTAATAAAAACCGTAGAAAATACATGGAAAGTGAAATGATTCCTGCGGTTGACACTTACATCGAAGAATATGTTAAACAAAATCGTGGTGGAGGTGAATTAAATCACTCATCTAATCCTGATGTTGACCTTGGTAAACTAGCAGACAAAATTGTTAATCTCGAAAGAGATAAAAGTGATCCTGATTTTTATATTGGTAAAAGTCTTATTCTAAGCACACCATCTGGAAAGATTCTTGAATCACTTGTTCATGATGGTGTTAAATTTGGTAAATCTACAAAGTGTCTTGGTCAAGTATCTGAAAGCACTGACGGATTCAATGTTGTAAAAAGTCCAATCGTTCTTCTTGTAGACAACGTTTTCGACCCTTCTGTAGCAACAGCATTTGTAAATGGTATTCTTGAAAATAAAGAATATATTATTTCTGATGATGGTCGTGTTGCAGAAACTTATCAAGCCTTAGAAAAGAGATTAGCGAAGTATCCTTCTCGTCACAAAGATGCAATCAACGATTATATTCGTGAGTCTCTTGAAAAATTCCTACACGCACTATAATGAAACAAGACTTAGAAACAATTTACGAAAGTATGTTAACTCCATCTATTTTAGGAGTAATACGTCAAGCTTTACCTCTTTCACCTGTTAAGGCATTTGAAGGTAAACGCGAAGATGAAGAAGAAACTGAAGATGATGAGGAAGATGAAAAAGAATGTGATGATGATGTGGCAGAAACTCATGTAGAAATTGCAAGAGAAATTCTTTCAATAGTTTCAGATTTAGATGATCTTGCAAAAGAAGCAATGTATAAAAGTTTTAGAAAGAAAATAGAGAGATGTGCAGATAAAATTCGTGATTTAGCTAATGAGATTATAGAAGACCACGGTTACGATGTATGACTAATAAATTCGATAAATTGTATAAAAGATTAGTAGATAAGTTTGGTAAAAAATCCGCAAAAGAAGGATATAAGACTGAAAAAGAACATCATAAATCACCAGAAGAAACCTTACAAATAGCAAAAGACCATTTAAAAGAATTTCCAGATTATTATAAGGAACTACCAAAAATGGAGAAAAAATTAAAACAAAAAAAGAGGCAGAAATAATCTGCCTCTTTTTCTTTTATAGATTTTCGTTAATCTTTTTTTCTATAAAATCTTTGTTGGTTAATCCAACATGTCGCCAAACTTCAGTTCCATCTTTTGACAGAATAAGTGTTGGAACTGCTCGAATTCCTGCATCTGTTAGAACTTTCGGATCAGAGCTATATGTATCAACATCTTCGAATTGAAGCTTTTCGCCAAATTGAGTTACAATTTCAGCAAGAATAGGTTTCATCACTTTACAAGGATTACAATATTCGTGTCCAAATTTAGTTAGTTTTAGGTTTGCCATAGAATATAACTTACCACAATAAAGAGAGAAAATCAAATTTTTAAAGAAAAATGTAAATATGTTAACATATGAAACCTGAAATAAAGTCAAAAGTAGCAAAAATGCTATATCATTTAGGAACTGAAAATCGTGCGAAGGCAGATAGCGAGTTGAGAGAAATTATAAAAATGAAGGTTAATAATTCATTATCTAAAGAATTTCAAAAAGTTAAAGCATCTTTTTCGAAAGAAAATTCATAATTTATATAAATAACTATTATATGCTAACAGAACTTAAATCTATTTTTGAATCTGTGGACAAGGAAATTCTTTCCGAAGACACTTTAAAAGCAATTTCTTCCCTAGTTGAAGAAAAGGTAAATGCAAAAGTTCAGGAGCGCGTTGAATTAGAAGTTGAGAGTGCCGTTAAGACACAATACGAAAAATTCAAGGTTGTTTCTGAAAAAGCAGTCGCAGCAATTGATGCTGATCACACAAATAAAATCAAAATGGTTGTAAATGCAATCATGGAAGATTATGACAACAAACTTCTTACTGTACACGAAGGTTAT